CCGTGATATGGGCGAATGTCTAGGGGGTCCGCATTACACAGGATTTCCCCTATAATCCGCCTCATACCGGCGATCAATGAAGAAGTGAAATCTTCTCCAAAATTGATCGCATTAGCAATACCAAGATCTGTTTGAACAAACTGATCCAAGTATCGCTTTTGCGTCTTCTCATCATAGTCAACCTCCAGCTTATAGAACATGTACGACAGTTGCCGTACACAATCCACGGCTGAGGAGTCACCGCCTAACGCTGCTTCGATAACCCTGCCCATGAATATTGGACATGGAATGGCTACAACTCGGTCTTCAACGGAATCCTCGAAAAATTTCGGGATTATTCCGCCAAATCGAATGTGTAGCCACCTCCTCTCGGCTTTGAAGTCGGGAGGAGTTACCCACTCTGATAAAGAATGGAAGTTATCGAGTGCCTTACCTATAGTTGGTAAAGTCACCGTCAGGAAGTTAAGCCCCTCATTGTCCAAGCGCTTGTTAAAGGCTTTTACATCAGCCTCATCAAGCCACTCGTTGTAGCTGGTTTTTGCTAGGTTGGTCCACAAAAGACCAAGGCTTTTCAGGTCACCGGTGTTATACATCGACGATCCTCCAAAGGCACCCAAGCAAAATCCTATTGTACCTCTAACAAGGGAACCAAACACCGAACAGTGTTAAGTCCTGCTACGGCGATCCTATAGCCCAGATGGGCGGCGAGGTAAGTTTCCTTAAACCTCGCTGTTCAGGACCTTGGTCCAATTGGCATTTGAACCACCCTCAATGATGAAATCAACAAGTCTGTTGATTTCCTCTATGCAGATGGCATTTGTCAAGGCCGAGTTTGGTGGGCGCACCTGAACCACATACGTGGATACGGTGGCCGGCACACCGAACGCATCGACTTCAGTTCTGTCGAGACGAACGAGATGCCGTGCTTCGCCGCTCTTTCCTGTCTGATGTGAAACGGACATCAATTTCGAGGCTGGCGGGGTTATACCCGCTACCGAGAAATTGGATGCTCCTGCATCAGCTGCTTGCAGATCATAGACAACAGTATTGGTGTCTACATCGGTAGCAGAGTCTTTGGAAAGTGTCTGTGAAGTACCTAAGGACATGTGGTATGCCTCTCCCCACTGAGGGGGAATGATCTCCAAATCATAAAGTGTGATTCGGAAAGGTTAACGTTTACCGCACCGTTCTATGAACTCTCTTATGAGAGAACATTTCAAACGTCTTGGTAGAACTACCGATTTTACGAGCCAGCACGAAGAGTGCTGCTAATAAAGATCGCTATCCACGACCCAAAATTTACAGGCCGAGGACAGTGGCCAATGAGAGAAGATTCACCCATTGGCCTCCAGTGGGGCGTTTCCATCCGAGCTGTATATACAGTGGAACGGATGGATCGACGGGGATGCGATGAAAAAACCGCACCCTCGAATAATACCCGGCTGGTAGGGTTCTGCTCGTGGTACTCTCGGGATAACCATTAGGGTTAACGATTACCTCAGAGCCCACTGTATAGTCTTCCTTGTAGCTCACAGATGAGTCTACAAGTTGTATCGGGAGTTCAAGCGCGTCTTTTCTGAACTGATGCAACCAATCCCCAACGTTCGCGAACCAATCGAGAACGAAAGAGAAAGGTATTGCATCCCAGATTATACGCGGGTTAAGCTCGAACCCGAAACCCTCTGATGAGAGTCTCAGGGACTCATCTAGCTTATTTACCACAGCAAGTTGCTGCGGCACGTAAGTACAATGATACTTAACCTGACTCGTTAGAGTTCCTCGCCAATTAACCTTATAGTGAACATCACCATTAAGGTTAAAAGTCCCCGACTTTAGCAAGTCGTTGCGCTCAATAACCTTGGTAAATTTACATTCTTTACCAATGTTACTTTTGAACAACTGCAACTTGGTCTGCAAGCTTGAAACGACAGCCAACATTGCCGACAGGTCGCCATAAGTAGGCTTCCAGCCGAATTTGTAACTAAGTCGTTTCCCTGCAATAAACCTCGCCGCTTCTCTGAGAGATGGAAGGTTTTCAAGGACCTGGCCAGTAACAATCTTGCCACCCTTGATCACCAACTTGACATCTTGCAACAGGCCTCCCAATTGATCTGCGTCAATTACAAAATTGGGCAGAGATAACATTGTGAGGTCTGGTTGTGCAGCTTGAAAACCTATAGCTGCATAATTCTTCCACCCAGCTTGTAGCTTAGCGAGGCCGATAACCCCGAACTGAGCTAGGGCTGCGGTGACAGAAGCAAGATGAGCTGCGTAAGAGATGGGATAATCCCAATATACGTCCCAATAATAGCCCGGATGGGCTGGATTTAAATCCTGGGCACGTAAAGAGGGAGGACTCCCATTCAGTAAAAACTTACGCTCGAAACGATTATGCGCACAAAGATTAGACTGCTTTTTAAAGCTTTTTCTTTTCCTTGTGTAAACAATGGACCCAGATTTCTCCAGGATGGTTAAAGGACCACCTGAGGAGAACTGCTCAACCAAAACACCCGAAGCATTAAAATGCTGTGTGTTAGGAAGAGGGACAGTTTGTGTCACGGTCGGTTGAACCTTGCGGACTACGTCCCCAAGGGCATAAAAGTTTTGCATTCGAAAAGCTCCTTTCAGAGT